CATTATATTGTTGCTGTTGACGTTGTGTGTCAAGGTTTGTTGATGCTATGTCAAAATTACGCTTCCTTGTCCTTTCAGAATAGGCTGCGTTTGATTCCATATCTTGAAGTATACGTCGTTGGTTTTCTAAATCAGAATCCCTACGTGCCCGCATACCTTCTACAATACGATTACTTTCTGCTGACATCTGTTGGATGTTTGCATTACTAACCGTAACTGCATTAAAGCCTTTGCCTTTTGCGGCAGGTGTGTATTTACGTTGTGCCATAATTACCCAGTGAAGTTCATAGTATAGTTACCAATTGACGAAGCTGCACTGGAGATACCACCAATAAGCGGCATAAGTGTGCTAGTACGTTGAGCAGGAGGTACAGCACCAGGAAGTACTTTAGCAGGTTTAACAAATGTACGCGCTGGACCCATAACAGGTTTAACTATCTCAGGTAAAGCTTGAGGTTCAATCATTAAATTAGCTGCTGCTTGTAGATCTGCACCATACTTTTGCATACCTATATCTTGTATATTGCGTTGAAATTCACGCTGACCGCTGACTAAACTAGCAGACATAATAGCTGCATTCCTACCTTGTTCAGCAAGTGTAGATTGCATAGCTTTTACTCGTGAATTACCAGCTTGTCCTAATGAAGCACGTCCTTCGTTCTGCAATCTCTCGATCATAGAACCTTGGCCTTCAAAAGCTGTAGATGCGAGCAGTTCATTGAAAGATGCTTGTTGTGACTCGTAAGCTCTTTGTGCAGCCACCGTGTTAAAAGTCACTTGGCCTACATAATTATCAACAGAAGCTGCATACTTTCTAGTATCTTGTAGATACCTATAATCTTGGATTTCAGTATCATACTTCCATTGCTTTACTGCTGTGTCATACTGAAACTGACGAGCAGCAAAATAATCCTGTTTTTCTGCTTTAAAAGCTTGTCGAGTATATTTGTTAGTAATTTTAGCTTGTTCTTCAGCAATTTTTTTTGCTTCTTTTTGCGCTTTCTCGGCTTCTTTGTTGGATGAATCAGCTTGAGATGCACCAAAAATACCGCCAATAATAGAAGCACCAGCAGCAATACCTGTAAACAAATCAATGCTCATCTCCAGTCCAGACTCAGCTAGCTGCTCACCCAGAAGATCATAATTCTTATTAATCATTAAGCCCTCTTATAGAAACGTGGGGAATAGTTGCCTTCCCACATCATTGACACCAACGATACAGGGTATGGTAAATTACTTGTCACTTTAAGTTCAAAATTAGTATTACGTTGATGGATGGGTATAGTAAACACACGTTCAGATACTACAGGATTGGTATCACCAGAATAGTAATCAGCTTCAGCTGTGTGTTGAACATCTCTCCACTGGTTAGATCCAGTAGATTTTAGTTTAAATGTAATAGCACCAGTACGACCAATAGAAAATTTAGTTCTAGAGATTGTTAAGGTTGCTGTATAATCAGTAGTTTTTGCATCACGTCTAAAGTAAAACTTAGGTAATACTACTTCAAAATTATAAGTATAACCTACGACAATACCATCTGCATAACCAGAGAAGTCACCATTTACTTCAAAGTAACGGTAACCTGTACCAATCTCTGTACGTTCAATAGCAGTAGCGTAGTAACCTTGATCGGAATCTATTACTGCTGTAGTACCTACATCTGCTGTAGGGACAGTAAGAAGCATCACAGCTTCTTTATCTGCAATAGGTGTATAAGGTACGTAGATCTTAGTGATGTCGTTTGTCACATCATAGACAACAGCATCAACATTTACAGCGGGCTTTACGGGCCTCGTAGCCATGTCTAAACACGGGTTACCTACGATAGCACCAGCAGTAGAAACAACGTCTCCTGAGGGCATCTCATCGAGCTTCAGGGAACCGATAGTATATTCATCTTCATGTTGTTGGACAACAAGTACATCATCATTGATAATCTTAGAAGTTTGGACAGTACCAGGTAGCTGCCATTTAGTCCAAGCTTGAAACAAATCTTCCTTACCATTGTTATAATAACGATATAAATAAAGTAAAGATGTGTCTCTATCAATCAACATGATAACAGAGTTAGGCGGACTTGTAGTTAAGCCATCTACAGTGTCTGGAATGTACTCTAATACTGCTTTACTAATATCTACAACAATAGGGCTTTGTTCTACATCACGTAGCGCCATTGTAAAGAGTTTACTAAAACCAGGTACACGACTAATAAATGCAGAGGTAGTTCCAACATCTACAGGTGCAATATCTGTTGCCATCTCATAGTTGGAGAGGGCTCTAATTACAGCAGAAGAAGCTGTGAGAACACTAGCATCAGTTGCATAAAGTTGGAATTGCTGACGTTCACTAAATAAGAGTAATCCTTGTGGGGAAGGTAGTACCTCAGACAAACTAACAGGACGTACACTAGACACATTAAGATCAATAGGATCTGAATCAATCTGTGTTAACGCTGACTTGACAAAGAAATTATAGGAATCATTAGCAACACCAAGGACTACATTATCTCCAGACAATACACCAAAACGGTTACTGTAAAAGAAAGTACAATTAATTGGTGATCCAATAAAAGATGGTGTGGGGCTAGTTACATCGTCACCAGCTAACCTACCTTTATATGTAATAGGTCCAAAAGTAAATGTAGTAGCACCAGTGTTAGACAATTCATGTGGCATGGTTGTATTATCTACACCAGGTGACGCATCACGTGCTACGGTTTCTTTCCAATAACCATTACCTCCTGTACCTTGGTATGCTACAAATTCAACATAATAATCATCTTCAGCTGAATCACTATTTAAAATTTTAAGGTTGTGATCAGTAAAAGATTCCAAAGGTAATTTAGATATATCTGATACTTCGTCTTGAAATACTTCAATATTATTATTTACTAAACCACCTGTACCTGAAATAGTAAAAGGTAGACGTGTTCCACCTGGTACAGAATTTACGTTAGTATTTACACCAGTTGCTTCATTTGTTCTAATAATAACAAGACTATTTGCATAACCTTTGAGATACCATTTACCAGTAAAGTCAGGATCACTAGCACTTTGTCTTGCTAGAATTAACGCTCTAACTGCAGCTGCCATATGATGACTGGTATTAGTACCAGTACCATAGTCCAACATGTCAGCAAACGTTGTTGTTCCTTGAGGAGTAAATGTTGTAGAGTGTCCAGAAATTGTAATTTTATAATCAAAGGTATCTACACCAAGTAATTTAATAGTACCTACTGAATTAGCAACAAACGTACCATCTGCTTGCATAGCAGTGGTAACAGTTTTGTTAGTAATAATTGTAGTATCTTGAATGCTACGGAAATGATAATCGTTCTGTGTAGTACCAGTTAGATATGCAGTACCAGTATTAGTTACAGTACAGAACGTACCATCAGCTGCAGTCCAAACAAAAATATCATCATCTTTAATACAACCAATGTAAGAACCAGCTGTAGCACGGTCAATATAAAACCATGCTGCATCTTCTAGCTCATCCTTGGTAAATGTACTATCATCAGCTTTCTTTAATACATTGATGTTTTTCATACCAGGTCTTTTAAGTAGACCAAAGGTTGCGTCAGGGTAACCATTAATACACTCAGTTACCTGACCTTCTAATTTTTTGTCGTCATTTTGTGTGGAGACACCACCTAAAAAATTAGGTGTCAGTTGAGTTACTGCTGGCATTAGCGTTGTAAGGTATGGAACGGCTGGTAGGGTTGATAATAATTACCACTCTTTGGTGCTCCAAAGAATGATAGATCCTCTTGATTACACTCATATTCCATAGCCATAGCACGAGCAAAAGCTTCTTTCTGTTGTAGCATTTGGTATTGATTACCATCACCAATGATACGACTAGACACAACGGAAGCTGCACGAGCTACAATAAAAGCTTGAATAGGATCAGGGATATTAGACCAGTCAAAGTACCAGGTAATATCAACGTAAAGTGTTTCGTCTGTCCATTTATTAGAGTGTTTCTTTTTGTCGTAGAGTTTACCACCACGATTAATAGATTCCCTATCAATGTTTTGTGTGTAAGTTCTATTCAGATCCATTTGAAGAACATTATTAGCAATGTTTACTTCATTATTAGAATCAGGTGTGATTGGATAATCCAATTCTTTATTGAAGGACCAGCCTTCTGATTGTACTTCACGCGAGACTTCCCTCAGGGTGTTGAGTGCAATTGCAACGTCCGGGTTGGTTTGATTTTCAACTCTACTTGTAACGCTGGATTGAGTAAGAGCACGTTCTGCAACATTTTGTGAAATGTTAACAGTGTATTCATACGTAACAGGATCTGTAGCAGGAGCAGCTTCGACACCAGCAACAGCAATAGATGTGCCAGTAGTCACACCAGTACCGCCGATATAAGTTCCGACAGGAATATTAGCAGTAGTAGTGGTTAGCGTTGTGCCAGCAATAGAACCAGTGAACCTTGCGGTTTCATTGATTACAAGAGTTTCTTCAGTTGTCAACGTGGTAACAGGAGCCTGACCAACTGACGCCAGGATCTGATTAACAGCTTGTAGCTCAGTGTTGGAGCCAGTAGTAGGAAAAGGCATAGTTTGATAATGA